GCATATCTTGGGGGCGCAAATCTTGAGGGCGCAAATCTTGGGGGCGCAAATCTTGAGGGCGCAAATCTTGGGGGCGCAAATCTTGAGGGCGCAAATCTTGAGGGCGCATATCTTGGGGGCGCATATCTTGGGGGCGCAAATCTTGAGGGCGCAAAATATGATGAACCGATTTTATATACCGACCTTTATTATCTGCTTACCTTACAACCAAATCTTAAATTAAGGGCTTGGAAATATCTCAAATACGGAAAATCCCCATATCAACATAAAGAATATGAAGTCGGAAAAACTTATAAATTTGATGATTTGGACAAAGATAAAAATGAACTCTGCGGTAAAGGTGGTAATTGCGCTACGCTTAATTGGTGTTTGAAAGATAGCAAAGACGCAGATGAATTTATTGAAGTAGAATTTGATACCAAGGATTTAATCGTGCCTTATTTTACTGATGGAAAATTCCGAACCTCAAAATTTAAGGTATTACGAAAAATCAACCGTAAAGAAGCAATAGTATTGATTAAAGATGAAAATGCCCAAAAAGAAACGCAAGCGTAAAATCAAAGGGTTCATATGCCAGCACAAGAATTTTCCCTGGTAGGAAAGAATAGGAATGTTTAAAAAAATCAAAGAATTTTGGCAAGATTTATGGTGGGAAGAAAATCACTATTGTTGTGAACAACATAGAGATGGTCGTATTGGAAAACAACATAATTATTGTTTTTCAAGGAATTAGATGAGTAATCAAAAAGGAGGAACAAGATGTGCAAATTTGCATCAGCAATCAGTAATGGAGAGGATAAGGTAGCGTTTTTCAAATTAGAGGACATTATTAACGAAACGGCTAAAGGTAATCCGAAAAATTATGAATGGAACAGCCATACCTCTATTGCCCATTTTATCGGGTTGACCGCCGAACAGGAAGATAACTGGAATAAGTGGGAGTATAATCCTGACACAAAAGAAATCACTCCCGATAGTCTGGTAGCCAAAGACGACAGAAAGAAAGTCAAGGAAGTTTTGGAAAAGTATCTGAAAGACAAGGACATCGTGCTTATGAGAAATTTATATAATAAAAATAGCGGCAACAGGAATAGCGGCGACGGGAATAGCGGCAACGGGAATAGCGGCAACGGGAATAGCGGCAACAGGAATAGCGGCGACGGGAATAGCGGCGACAGGAATAGCGGCAAATGGAATAGCGGCGACGGGAATAGCGGCGACAGGAATAGCGGCGACGGGAATAGCGGCGACGGGAATAGCGGCAAATGGAATAGCGGCAACGGGAATAGCGGCAACAGGAATAGCGGCGACGGGAATAGCGGCTGTATTATCGGACACTTCTCATCTAAAAAAATGTATTTCCTTTTCAATAAACCCTGCACGGAAGAAGAAGCCCAAAAGGTTTATGAGTTAGGTCTTTGGCAATACTTTGATTTAGAGAAATGGATTGCCGAAAGCGAAATGACTGAGAAGGAGAAAGCCGACAATCCTACTTACAAAACAACAGGCGGTTATCTCAAGACCTTTACTTACAAAGAGGCCTGGGCGAATGTGCCGAAAAAGAAATTGCAGGAAATCGAAGGGTTGAAAAACTTTAATAAAAAGGTATTCAAGGAAATTTCGGGATTAGATATTTAACCTAACCATACCTATTTTGCGGGGGGGGGAAGGGAAAATGTTATTTATTCGTTCATCACTTATATATGTGCTTTGTATGTTTATAAATCTTGTATGTTATATTTACTTTGGGCATCATTGGTGGTCTATGTTTGCTTTGGGGGTTGTTGTTGGATTAGCCATAGCAGAAATTATATTAGCAATAGAATTAAAAGACTAATAACTAACCCACCACAAAAGGAGGAGGAGATGTTTATATATAGCGGAGTAACACAATTTTTCATTGTGGTCTGGATTATCGGGAGTATTGGTTTAGGAATTAGCTTATTTGGTTTTACTCAAAGTATTCAAGATAGAATTCCTAACAATAAACAAATTTTAGCTACTACTTGCAATATTACAGAGGCAATCGAAAAAGCGGCATCACAATTACCTGGTAATAAAGTAGAAGAAGCCAAGACAAATATTAAAATAAAATATACCAATTATGGAAATGCACCGAGAAGAAATAAAAAGATACGAAATGTTAAAACGTAGAACAACTTTTATATATAGAGCAGGATAACTAACCTCTGTTCTTTGGCTTGGTGGTAATAATCCATGCACACAGTCCGTTATGCTTTGGCAGAACGACAAATGAGATGATTAAAACCAGTTTTGCTATGCGGGGCTAATAGTAGGGAAACCGAAGATGCCCGAAACTCGCAGGTATCATAGTAACTTGTCCAAGTCCAAGAGCGGAGGAAAAGGAGGATAAAATGAGCAAGAAGAATGTAACTGTAGCAGGATTACTGGAGGTGGCTGTGGAGCAGTTAGGGAAGATATTGAGCATATTGGAAGGTCAGCCCGCGACAGCTTTTCCCCGCATCATCAACGATCGCTTCACAGATAACGGAGACGGCACGGTAACAGATAATAATTGCAATGGTAAAAAGCTCACCTGGATCCGCCGACCGCATACAGACTTACCGGATCAGTTTAAAAAGTCTATGAATTTCGCCGAGAGAGAGGCCGCATGTAAAAATCTTAACTTTGCCGGCAAGACCGATTGGCGTCAGCCTAACCGTGCCGAATTGGAATCCATGAGGGATTTCTCACGTTATAACCCGGCCGTAAATACGGAGATATTCCCGGATATCAAACCTGAATGGTATGGAACAGGTGAAGAAGTTCAGGGGCATCCGGATTGGTTCTGGTGCGTGGGCTTCAACTACGGCGGAGTGCTCGACTACCGAAAGGTCGCCAGCAATTATGTGTGGCCTGTCCGCTCCAGCCAGTGAAACACTTTAACAATTAACCCCTACAGGAGGAGGAAAGCATGGTAAAGAAAGCGAAGGCAGTAAATGAAGCAGAGCAACTCACCAAGTTTATGCAACTTCTGCGGCATCCCAATCGTATAGAAGTCAAGCCTGATGGTTGGTTCTGGGATAAGTTATGCGGAGTAGATAGGGCACCCCTGGAGATGATTAAACACCTGAATGCCGAAGAAGGCGCTGCTTACGCCGCAGAAATAGGCGACAGGCTGGCAGACGACTTCGAGCTTATAACCCTTATAGACCACTCAAAGGAATGCCCGGCTATCATTGAGCCGTTTAAAAAAGTTCCTTATAACGACTGGTATTGGACAAGAACTCCTTGCGGTAAGAGCTCCCTCTGGTGCGTGGACTTCTACTACGGCCCAGTGTACCTCTACCATAAGGCCAGCTACAATTATGTGTGGCCTGTCCGCTCCAGCCAGTGTCAATTAGACTATTTGCCCGTGAGGTAGCAAAATGAGTTCGGCATACGAGAGCTTATCGGTATTCAGGGAAGCAACCAGCTTGGTTTCATATCTTGAGATCATAGTCATGGGCTTTCCCCGGTATCATAAATATGCCATCGGCACCGATATCCGTAAGCTCTCGTATAAAATCCTTGACCTAGTCAAGGAAGCCAACCTTTAAGAGAATTGGGGATCCTAAGGAATGAAGAAACTCAACTTTGATTTTCTGGATAATTTATTAATTCTTGTAGTTATCTGGTTATTCATATTAGGCAATGTGGCGGATGAGGAAGGGTATGCCAGGCCACCGGAAGGGGGAGAATGAAGAAATCCAAGGAGATCTCGGAAGTCTGCGGGGACTGCGTGAATGACTGTATAAGTTGTCCGATTTACAAAAAACAGCTAAAAAGGAGCAGATGTGTCCTGGGTCGAACAAAGGATAAAAGACAAGCAGAAAAATATTGAGCGCCGGTTTGGCTATGATTTCAGGTTCTTGGTCCATGACCTTTATTACAAGCTGGACTATCTGGGATATACTCACATTATGGCTTGGGAAGATGGGGGATTGGTTCAGAAAGAAAATTAAAAAGATGCGCGGATTGGAATGGGAGGAAAATAAAAATGAAATCAGAACGTAAAAATAAAAGCTTAACATTTATTAAAGTTTTATTATTTTTGGTGTTTTCTCCCGCGATAGTTCTTTGGGATATATTTCACGAAAAACCGTCATTACAAGATGTTGTGGAGTGGAACGAGATCAAAAGAAACATAAAAGAGTTTCATGATAGATATTTCTGGAAACTTATCATTACCGGATTATTGATTTATACGTGTCTTTTGTTATACCAGACTAAAACTGGTGATATTCCTATTCCGGTGGTTATGGTTGTCAGGGATAAAGCAACTGGAAAAGACCTTGCTGTGGCAAAGGGAGAAGTTAGTCTGAAGAGGAATTTAATTATTTTACAACTATCGGCGAATAATGGAAGATAACGAAAAAATCTGCTGGAAGAACTTGAAATTGATCTCCAGACTGGCTAACGGAAGCAAGCTTGAATATGAGATTGAGCATAAGGATGGTTTGCCTTTTAAAGCCAAGAATGTGCGGATTGAGGAGATAGATTTGACGAAGGAGATATGAATGCCTAAATCCAAAGAAACTGAACTGACAGATTTGCAAGCAAAAGTAAAAGAACCCAAAGCAAAAAACAATAAAAAACCTAAATAGTTTTACCCTTAAAACCCGCCTAACAGCTTAATAAGCCGGTTAAAGAGGTTTTAGACAAGGAAGGAGTCTCTATGTCTAAAGCCTCTTTTTGTTTATCTTGCCTTATAAAACCCACTTGTAAGACCATCTGCAAGCCCTTGGAGCGCTATCTGACCCATTTACAAGCCGTTGAGGGCTATTCTGACCGTCATAGGCGCAGGAAAGAGATTCTGTGGGATAGCCAGGATATAGATAATTTAGTCACAAAAAGGGCATTCAGGATTAAATTCGGCTGGAAAATAAGGCAAAAAGACCAAGAAAATGTCCTAACAGATAGGAAGGAGAGATTTTGATAAATGGGTTTAGATTTGGAGAAACGGAAAAAATATCTTCACGAATATAGGAAAAATAATTTAGAAAAATACAATCAATGGGTTTATCTGGCACGAGAAAGAAATAGAAAAATCGCAGATAAAATTAAATTAACAAAGGGTTGTAATATATGCGGTTATAGAAAAAATGCAAGAGCATTATGTTTTCATCATTTAGACCTTTCTACTAAAAATGGTAGTGTGAGGAGTCTTTATTCACATAGCAAAAATAAAATGTTGGAAGAAATAGATAAATGCATTGTTTTATGTGCAAATTGCCATTTAGAGCTTCACGAAAAAGAAGAAAAAATGTCATAACAATATGAGAGAACAAATATTTATGAAGATAACTTATGAGCCACGCAAAGGCAGAGGCAAACTATATAAAAATATTATATACATATCAGCTCTGATAACTTTGGTGGCTCCGCTTTGAGGATGATTTCGGAATAAAGTACAAAAAAGAAAATCATAAAGAATGCCCAAGATAACCAATCCAGTTATAAAGAGTAAAATTAGACAAGGAATCTTGGCAGGTAAAAATGATAGTGATGTTTTAAGAGCCGCTGGATTTTCTGAATCAATGATTAAGCATAAAGACAGAAAGCAGATTAAGGCATTGGAAGTAGAAAAAAGTAGAATAGCCCAAGAGATTAAAGAAGCTGATGTTACGGTGTTATTAGTTTTGAATAATTTATTTGAGGATAGAGAACTTGCTCGAAAGAAGAATGACATCGCCACAATGAAAGAGGTTGACAACCTTCTCGGCAAGTACCTTGCTATGTTTACTGACAAACTCCAATCTGATATGACCATCAAAGACCAACAGGAACGCCAAGCTCGGATTAATAGACTCAAGGAATTTCTTAACACAAATTAGTATATACTCATAATGTTTATTGAACAATCATCAGCTTAAATGGTATGTATATTCATTACCTATTGAAATATAATAACTTAAGTATAGTTTTGAAGTTAACATAATACCTATTATGCGCACATTGGCTTTAGAATGGGCTATTTTAGCAAAGAGGAGATCTATGTTAATCAGGCGTTCGTTGATTGTAGGGGCAACCAGGGGCAAATAAAGGGCATCACAGAATGGACTGGCAGAGCATACTGATGAAGCCGAGGAACGCAAGGGGGGGGCCGGAGGGGGCACAGAGAAAATCAAGAGAATTCCTATTCCCCTCATCTGAATTTTCCCAACTTTTTAGATTAAATGGAAGCCACTCTAACCGATAGGGAAATCTTGGAAGCCGAGAAAGTAGTAATCGAAGACAATCCTTTTGTTTTGGTTGAGGGTGAGTTTCTTACTATAAAAACCAAATCTGGCGACCTCGTAAAATTTAAACCCAATACCATCCAGAGAAAAGTCCTGAATAAAATCAAGGAGATTATAGCCAAGAACAAACCTATAAGACTCTGGATATTGAAAGCGCGACAGACTGGTATTTCTACCCTGATTGAAGCCCTGATTTACGCTTTCACTTCCCAAAGACAGGCCACTAACTCACTCGTGGTTGCTGATGATATTGACGGGGCAAATTATATCTTCGGTATGCAGAAACTCTACCAAGAGATGCTTGATAACCACTTAAAACCGATGCCTAAGCATTCAAACGAAAAGAAGTTAGAATTCGAGGGAATCCATAGCCAGATACTTATAGATACCTCCGAGAACTTAAATGCCGGCCGTAAATTCACCTTTAGGGCAGTTCATCTGTCAGAAGTGGCATTTTTTAAGGACTTGAGGGCCTTGATGTTGGGTTTAAATCAGTCCGTGCCTAATCTACCAAGGACAATGATAATCGGGGAGACTACCGCAAATGGCATAGGAAACCAGTTTTACGATGAATGGCAGAAGTGCCAGACCGGGCTTTCGGATTGGGAAACCCTGTTTATTGCCTGGTGGGAAGTCAGGGAATACCAAATGCCACTTGAGGGCGGTCAACTATATCCGGTTGAGGGTATTGAATTCGTAACCCCCGCCGAAAGAGAAATCTTTTTAATTGATGAGAAAAAGATAAAAGAAAAGTATGGCTTGACCCAGGAACAACTCAACTGGCGCAGGTGGTGCATAGTCAATAACTGTAACAGGTCAGTCTTACAGTTTAACCAGGAATATCCGGATTCACCGGAAACTGCTTTTATATCAACAGGAGATTTATATTTCAATAAAGACGGACTTAAAAGACAGGAGATTAAAAAACCCTTAGCCATAGGAAACATCGTTAAAGAGGATTCCCGGTATGTCTTCAGGGAAGACCCAACAGGGCTTTTCAGGATTTACGAGCATCCTGTCAAAGATAACCAATATGTAGTGGCGGGTGATACAGCTGAAGGACTGGAACACGGAGATAAATCTTCGGGGGTAGTCTTAAACAAGCGCACGAATAAGACTGCCTGTATTTATAATCACAATGTCGCTCCCGATAGATTTGAAGAAGATTTGATTAAAATGGGGCATTTCTATAATGACGCTTTAATCGCCTGTGAAAGCAAGGGCTATGGATATTCTGTAAACCAGGGACTTTATAAGAACTATGGCCGGGTTTATCGAAAAGTCAAGACTTCAAAAGGATACACAGAACCGACCCTGGAACTTGGATGGAATTGTGTAGCTTTGGATACCTTAGTCTTAACATCTGATTTTATTTGGAAAAAAGCTGGTGAAGTAACCACAGATGATGAACTTATTGCATTTGAAGAAAATTTACCAGAAAAATCAAATAATGGCAGGTGGGGATATAGGCATCGCACTTTTAATTATCAGAATGTTTTAAAGGTTGAAAAATTTAAAGCCAATGGATTCAGGATTGTTTTGGAGGATGGGAGAAAGATAGAAGTAAGCAACAATCATCCATTTTTAGCTTGGAGTTCAGATAATGGAGAATTTTGGAAGCAAGCAGATGAAATTTACAAAGGAATAAGATTGAAAACTATTCCAGTATGGGAATCTCTGAAAACATTTGACGCGGGTCGTTTATCGGGTTTGCTTTGTGGAGAGGGATATATTACTTCAACATTTTCTAAAAGTTTAAATAGATATTCTGGATTAAGAATGCATATTGCTCAAACTGAAGGAGAACTTTCTGAAGAGATAATAGAGTTATGGAAGAAATGTGGATTTAATGTAACATTTAAGTTTATTCAAAGAAAAAATCCAACAAGACCGCATAAAACGATGGTTTATTCTGGTCTTAATAAAGCATCCAGCGTATTTGTTGCTATTGGTCAATTACAACCAAAAAGATTGATTAGAAAATTAAAAGAAAAAAATTATTTGTCTGCCAAAACAACTTCTCGTTTAGATAAATTAAAGGTAATAAGAGTAGAAGAAATAGGAGAAATTGATGTTATAGGCATAGAGACATCAGGGCATACTATTATTACTAATGGGATATTAAGTCATAATACCAACTCCGTAACACGCCCCCAGATGTTATCTCAACTTGCCGAGGAAATCACCAATAACTCAACCGACTTATTGGATAGGGAACTCATACAGCAATGCTGGACTTTTATAAACAATCCTAAACGTGGACAACCGGAAGCGGAAAAAGGCAAATGCGATGACCTGGTTATGGCCCGCGCCATTGCCGGCCAGGTGAGGATGGAGCAACCTTATAAAGAGAAACTTGACAGAAAGCCCAAGAGAAAAAGATTTAAGGGATTGGCTGGATATTAACGAAAGGACAGAAAATGTCTGATGATAACGGAGCAAAAGAAGAAACCAAGAAAGAAGAACCAAAACAGGAAACCCAAAATCAGGAGCAGCCGAAAGATTTTAAAATCGCCGAAATATGGATAAAAGAAGGCCAACTTATTTTAGATGCTTCGCCTGAATTCTGGATGGATAAGTTAAGGGCTTTAGGAGTTCTTGAGATGTGCAAGGACATAGTCAAAAATTTCAACAAGGAAAATAAAAAAAGTATAATCCCCGCAAGCAAGCATATGTTAAAGGATTTTGCCAGCAGATTAAAATTCAGGAGAAGGTGATATGCCATTAAAAAAGGGTAAATCCAGGAAGGTTATTTCGCAAAATATAAGAGAACTTATGCACTCCGGCCGTCCACAGAAACAATCTATTGCTATTGCGATGAATAAGGCGGGAATGTCCAGGCCAAAGGTCTTAGGTAATATCAAGGGAATACGCAGGAGCTAATATGGCGCAATTTGACCCGAAGAAAATGAAGGATGATGTTGTTCGCTGGATAACAGAGTCTAAAACTTACTATTCCAAGCGTTTCTCCGAGGTTGATGACTATATAAAACGCTATGAGGCCAAGAGGTCTATTTCAGGACTTATGGGGTGGGGGGATGACCCGAAGGCAAATCCCAAAAACGAACCCTGGGATAATGCTTCCGACATCGGAATTCCTATTGAGGCCTTTACTATTGAAGGTTTATTACCGAGATTTCTGAAAGTCTGTTATGGGGCAAAGCCTATTGTTTGGATAAGAGGGGATAGCCAAGATGATCTTGAACAGGCCCCCATAGTTCAGGATGCCTTAAATTTTCAGCTTACCAAGAAAATGAAGATTTACCGCAGGATGAAAAATTGTTTTAAGAATGTAACGATGGCTGGTGATGGTTTTATTAAATGTGTCTGGGAGAAGGAAGAAAAGATCGTTAATAGGGTTGCTTATTTTGTTGCTGATGCCGTTACCAAAGAGCCGATATTAAATGAACAACAGCAACCTGTGGAGGTTGGGAAAGATGAGGAAGTCTCTCAAGTTAATCAGATCACCGGACAATTCCAAGTAAAGATCAAAAAGATACTTTCCGAACCTAAAAAAATCTATGACGGGCCGAAAATTTACTCCCGAAACATAAAACAGATAATCATACCCAAAGATGCTAACACTCCTGAAATCGAAGAACTTGACTGGATTGCCGACCAATACGAAAGGACGATTGACTGGTGCAAGCGAAGGATAGGGAATACTGACGAGGGTGGATTTGATGAAGTAGCAGTATTCGAGATAGAACAAGATATTGTGAATAAAAGTTCAGGCCCCGATAAATTAAATCCTTTTTACCAGAAAATCCTAATAAGCGAGTGGCACGGTAAATATGATGTCAATGATGACGGATACGACGAGGAAATAGTCGTTTTCATAGGCCAAACAGGTTTTCAGGGGATAGTTAATACTTCCGATGCAATAAAGAACAGTAAATTGCTTGGCTGGATGATTACTCCTTATCCGCAAAGGCCTTTCTTCCATTATCAGATTATCCCAATGGATAATTCTTTCTACGGAAAGGGGGTTCCAGAGTTTTTAATCGGTATTCGTAATCTAGTTGACGCAGTATTTAACCAGATGATAGATAGGGGTTCCATAGCAAACCACCCTCCAACCATCGTTCCCCCAGACCACGATCCTGATGAAAATCCTTTTGGACCAGGGGTGCAATGGGTATCAGATAACCCCGGTGTTTATAGGGTCTTAGAGCTTCCGAAATCTGAACAACTTGAATTTACCAAAATGGAGTTTCTGCTTGCTTTAGTCCAAAAATTATTCGGCGTTACAGATTACTCCCTTGGTCAGCAGAGTGTTATTTCCAACAACAGGACGGCTTCCGGAATTATGACCATTGTGGGGGAAGGTAATATCAAATTTGATGATATGATTCGCGCTCTTCAGGATGTCAACGAGGATTTATACGATTTTATTGTCCAGCTAGACGCAGAATTTTTAGAAGACGAATTTGTTTATTATGTTACCGAAAGTCAAGACAACCCCTTTAAGAAGATAAGCAAGAAAGTCTGGGCTGGAAACTTTGATTTTGAGGCTGCGGGAAATTCGGTAAATATAAATCGCGAAATAGAGCAGAATAGGGCTATCTTAGCGTATAACACTTCAATGAATTCTTATGGAAAAAACCCTGTTCTTACCGAAGAAGTTATGCAGGCAGTAACGGAAAACTTTTTCAGGTCAATAGATATGAGGAATATCAAGCTACCCTCTATTGCTCAATTACAGCAGAAAAAAATAGAAGAACAGGCGCAGGCTATGTTGCTAGCTCAACAAATGCAGCAACAGGCGGCATTAAAGCAACAGGGAGGACAAGGTGGAACAATCCCCGCAGGTGCAGGAAGTCCGCTCGGACAATAAAGCAATACGGGATTTTACGAGTTGGTTTGATATAAAGAATCACAACGGATGGCTAGTTTACGAGAATGAATTGAATGGATTAGTTGATTTGTATTCCCGTTTAATGGAAGATGTAGAGCTTTCGGCCGATAAATTAAAAAATTATCAGTTAATCAGGAAAGGGTTGAAAATGGCCCTCCATATTCCTGTTTATCTCGAAAATAAGGCAAAAATGGCACAGCACAAGACATTGGGACAAAAGGCGAGAGAGGGACTTAGAAAAATCATCGGGAGGTAGAGAATGGAAGAAATGAAAGCTATGATGCAAGAAATGATGTCAAAAATGGACGCGATGATGGAGCATATGGGAGTTAAGTCAATCCCCAAAGAAGAATATATGTCTATGTCCGACGAGGAAAAAGACAATGCCGATGAAAAAAGTATGATGGATAAAGGTATGCACAAATGATTGATTGGCTCGATGATTTTATAAAGAAATTCCAGAATGACAAAGAAATCAACAATCTTAAAGAACGGGAGTTCTTCGGACATATACAACTAAATTTTTTCAAAGGAAGTATCGTGGACATAAATAAATATCAGACAAGAAAACCCATTTTAAAGTAACCGACAATCTTTAGGAAATAAGAAGCGGTTATATCTAACCCTGAATGTGTCAGGAAGATGTAACCGCTTTTTTATTTATACAAAGGAGAAACAATGGATAACCCTAATGCGCAAACCGCAGAAGGAAACCAGGAAATACAACAGCAACAAACCCAGACTGCAACCCAACAGGCAACGCAGGAGGGGACACAACAGGAGAGGTTATATGCTGGCAGGTATAAAACCCCCGATGAACTTGAGAATGCCTATAAATTTTCAAGCCAAGAGGGAATTAGACTTGCACAGGAGGTCCAAAGGCTAAACGGGCTTCTCCAGCAGGCACAAACCCCTCAGCAAAGAGAGGCGATACAGGATAAGATTGATGACCTCAATAAATACTTTGATCCTGAAACAGCCAAGATTATCTCTGGATATGTGGACAGAAAAGTTGAAAAAAGAGTAACAGAAGCATTGGACAACTATCGCCAGCAGACTAAATCTCAGAGTGATTTTGAAAATCAGGTAACCGACGTATGGAATGAGACTAAAAAAATCTATCCCGATGTCGCAAATCCCAATAGTCCATTATACAGACGAGCAAATGAAATCTTATTTGAACGCGGCCTCGCTGAAATGAACAACGGGATTTTGCACTTATTGACTCCCTTTGCTTACAGAATTGCTGTTGAAGCGGCAGCCGAAGAATCAAGCAGGCAGGCTCCGGCTAATGCCGAATTACAGACGAAAAAAACGCAGGCAACCGCTATTCAGGGTAAGGGTTCTAAATCTGCACCACAGGGAAAACTTACCTATGAACAATATAAGCAGTTACCTGATGAAGACAAAGATGCCTATGACCAATCAATGCGACAATAACAAGGAGAGCACGATGTTCAAATGGTTAAAATCTCTCTCCAAATTCTTGAAAGATGAAAGAGGATTTGCGACCTTAAATACACACACCTATGTCTCCGGAGCAGAATGGGATTATGCGATTCCGGAGTTTTGGAGTGAGCGGCTTTTCGACGATGGTATCCGAAAAGCATTCTGGGGCGCAAGATTTGAGGGCAAAGAAGGCTCGAATAAACCCATCATTACCAAAGATGATTTCACTAAGGGGCCTGGGGATAAGATACATTTCCAGATAATGAGCCAACTCATATCTGCAGGAAAGACAGGAGAGGATACGCTTGAAGGTTATGAAGATAAGCTATCGTTAAGCCAGTTTGACCTAACAGTTGATTGGATAAGAAATGCGGTAGCTTTTACGGAGAACCTTGAAAGACGAGTAAACTTCAATGCTATACAGGTAGCCCGTCAGAGATTATCTGATTGGCAGGGCCGTTACATTGATGAAAACATGTTCGTGCAGTTAATCACCACCGAATCACCGAGCACCCTTTACGCCGGTAGCGCTTCTTCCGAAGCAACGCTAGGAAGCAATGATACATTCGGAACCGAAGAAATAGACCGCATAAAGCTAGCATTACAGCGTAAGGGCGCAATACCAATATCCGTGAAAATGAAAGACGGGGAAGAACTAGATAATTACGGAATAGTTATCTCCGAAATTGACGAGTATTGGTTAAAAGGTGATCAGGTATGGCAGCAGGCTCAGAGAGATGCCGACATAAGGGGAGATGAAAACAAGATATTCACTGGAGCTTTAGGTATTTATAACGGTTGTATTTTGTATGTTCATCGCTCCGTCAGATCGGCTAACAACATCCAGGGTTCGCCGTTAAGACCAGAGGGAAGGCTTTACTCAAGCATTAATTCTTCCACGACTGGGGCAAATTATGTAACCCTGGGGGCTTCAACCACAAAGTCAGATTTTACCAAATTCTTCCCATCAACGGGAACTTTAAGAATTGACGACGAAGACCTGACTTACACGGCAGCATCCGATTATGGGTTTACTATTTCTGCAAGAGGTGCTAACGGCACAACCGGAGCAGCTCATACCGCGGGAGCGCTAGTTACCTTGAGGAATGTTTCTACCCAGATAGGTTTCGGCGCAGAAATCGCTGTGCGTGGTTGGGGTATGAAACCGACGCCCATAACCCAAGAACACGACTATGGGTTTGAAAAAGGTATCGGTATCAAGGCTATCTTTGGACAGGTGGCTGTAAAGGATAGTGCTGGTGCTTGCAAGAATTACCTGCTTATGAAATCTTACGCAAATAATCCGGGAACTATTTAAGGAGGATAATATGAAAAAATTTATTATCGCTTTAATGGTTCTTGGTTTTATCTGCCGCATAGGGTTTGGTATTTCGCAAGCAGAATCAACAAGAACCATAGCAAAAAAAGGAAAGGCAATATCTTCATCCGAACAGACAGCGGCACACGGGATAACATTATATAAGGTTACTGGTTATGCGACAACCGACGCAGCCAAATATACCCTATATGATGCTTCCACTTATTCTTTAGTCGCTGATTCTACTGCAAAATTAGCGGGTGGAGAGGCGTCTGCTTATGACTCATTACCGACTATTGATTTCGGCGAAGAAGGTATGAGGTTTAATAGTGGGTTATATAGCAGCATTTCCAACTGCACCATAGCAATAGAATATCTGTAAACAGGGGGACGGGGGAGCTTACGGCTCCCCCGTCTAACTTATGAGGAGAATATGAAAAGGACAATTTTGGCATTTATGGTATTAGCGGTCATCGGATTGATGTGCAGACCGGTGTTTGCTGATAGGAATGTCGCCACGAACACTAAATATGATGTGTCAACCGATAACGGGTTGATTAAGCGCGGGAACGGCAAGGTATATCGTATAAATTTTCAAGCTACCGCAAATAACGGCTATTTTTACCTTTATGACAGTACATCCAACGGTTCAGCTGATGACATTAAGGTCATTGGTTCGCAGGCGACTTCTAAAAACAGTGCATTATTAGATTATTCGCAGAAACCATTAGAATTTTCAACCGGATTATACCTTTATGGAACTGATTGCTCGTTAGTAATTTCATACGAATAATGCTGAATCTGTTTTTGGCTACCTTGCTTGTTATTTTTATTTTCCTGTTCTTCACTAACAGGAACTTTCAGGGTGGGATTGTCTGGTTCATGGTTATTGAATCGTTAACAATAATCTTGGCAATAAGGATCATATGCAAACTAAGCCGATTATATTCCTTCTGATAGCAGTATGTTTCCTGATCTATTTCAATGCCCTGCATGGAGAGTTTATTTCCGACGACAATATAGGGATGTTTGTCATAAATGACAGGAAACTTACACCAGTTAATAGCTTCCAGTTTGTTTTTAGGAAACCAGTCTATAACTTTTTTAAAAATAATCCTACGCCTTTCCACCTAAATAGTATATTTTTTCACTCCTTAACCACTGTGTTTCTGTTTTTTCTTTTGAAAAGGATAGTTGAGCGCACCCCTGCATTTATTGGGGCTTTATTTTTTGCGGTTCACCCCATACACACCGAGGTTGTGGATTGGATATCCGCTGATTGGTATATCTTCATTTCCTTAATTATCTTTACAATTTTATTGTTATATAGAAAAGAATATGTCACTTCATTGTTTCTCTACGGGTTTTTTCTTTTTTCCTCAGACAATGTTGCCTGGTTATTTACCCTACCTGTGCTGATAGCTTTATATGAGCTATCTTTTAAGGGAAAAGGAAAAAATCTTTTATTAAGCATACCATTTTTTATTCTGTCTTTATTCTGCTTATTAGTAAAAGCTCCACGGATACAGCACAGGATGGAGCCGGCAAAACTGATGCACAATGTCTTTATCCCGATCACTCACTCGATTACCTCAAATTTATTCTACACATTCTTTCCTTTCAGACTTTCTCTTTACCACGAGCCGGTTATTGTTGGATTAAACAGATTTCTTTTTGATTTGATAATCACGGTTCTGGTTTTATGTTTGATTTTTATATTCTGGAAGAAGTCAAAACTTTTATTCTGGGGATTATTAAGTTTTCTTATCTTTCTTATACCGACATATTCACCTAAGGCTGTTTGTTCAATGATAGCAGAGAGATATCTCTATTTTCCTTCAATCCTGTTTTCTTGTGTAGTGGCATATATTTATTCTAAATTTCCTAACAGAAGAGCGTTTATTTTTTTGGCCCTAGTTTTCTTAATTTTTTCTTTCAGAACGGTATCAAGAAATGAAGATTACAGGACAAATAGAAGGCTTTGGGAACAAACCATCAAGGTCAACCCCTTATCCTATAGGGCTCACAATGACCTGGGAAAAGCTCTTTTGTTAGAAGGAAATGTGGAAGCATCTATTAAGGAGTTCCAGCGGTCGGTTAAGCTTGTTCCTTTTCATTATCAAGGATGGGCTAATCTGGGAACGGCTTATTTAGCCAAAAACAATTACCAGGAAGCTATGAAATGTTATGAGAAGTCATTAAAGATTAACGACACCTTGTTTATTCCCAATGTTAATCTCGGAATTTTATACCTTTATTCCGGTAGATTTGACGAAGCAGTGAACAGACTAGTTAAGGCACAAAAATTTGATAGTGAAGATAAGAACATAAGCAGGGCTTTAACAGAAGCCCGCAAAGGGTTGAAAAACAACAGGAGGAAGAATGGGTGATCTAGTTAGACTTAAATACACAGGAAAAAGAAGCTTTATGAAAGCCTCTTTCCAGAGAAAGTCTTATGTTTGGAGAAAGGAAACCAGTTTTACTTGTGATATTCCACAAGGGTTAGCAAAACAGCTTTTACAAACCGGACAGTTTGAGCCTGTGAATATGGTTATCGTCAAGGATGGTCAGGATTTAAAATGCGGGGTTTGCGGATTTGAAGCAAAAAGCGATTTTGGATTAATGGTTCATAAAAAAAAGCATAAGGGGAATTAAATATGTCGCCTACATATGGATTGCAGTTTTCCGACCTAGTAACGCGCGTCCAGGACTACGCAAATATCAATAATATCTCTGGTGCTGACACGAAAGCAAAGAGAGCAATAAATGATGCTTTGAGAAAACTTGCCGCTATGCGTAGGTGGTATGCGCTACGCAGGCAGGGAACCATAACACCCGTCACTTCTACTCAAAGCTATGCTCTTACTTCCCTATCAGATTTTAACTATCCGGTTAGGGTTTTCTATATTTCTAACGGTATTGAGGAGCCAATAGATATAGTTAGCGATGAGGTATGGGCGCAAAAAAACGACAACGACGATGACGGCGATCCTACAATCTGCGCTTTTCTCGAAATATCCGGAGCGTTTAAACTCTATCTTTCTCCTCGTCCATCATCTTCTTTTGTGTCGCTCTATTCCACGATTTACATAGACTACGATAAAAAACCCACTGAATTATCTACTGATACTTCCATACCAGATATACCACCCACTAATTTACAAATGGCGTTGGTTTATTTAGCAGTCGCCGAATTAAATCTGAAACAGGGGGATATTGCAAATGCAACTGCCTGGGAAGTAAAGGCAAGGAATGAGATAAACAATTACTTTAAAAACGATATTCATTTCCGGGGAGTGAAACGCCAGAGAGGAAAACCTTTATATGGGATACTTCACGGGGTAAATAGAGAAACACCACAAAGGGATTATAAGTGATACGCAAAGCAGTTACAGTGATTAATGACTTTTCGGGTGGCCAAGATACCAAGACTCCACTTATCAATATGCCCCTTAATAAGAGTCCGAATATGCGCAACTTTCATTGCGCAGGAGTGGGAAATCGGCTTATTAAGCGGGATGGTTTTGCAAAAGTAAATTCTTCTGTCATTGCTTCTGATGGGCTTGATGTCTATTATCCCCCTGGATTCCAGACTTATGATTATGCTCTTCGTGATGCAGTAGCCAGGACACAAATATCGCAAGGATTTAAGTCCAATACCTCTGCGGCTGTAAAAAAGGTCAGATTATGGCTTAAGAAAACCGGCTCTCCCACGGGGAATATCAACATTGAGATCCAGACAGATAGTTCCGGAGTTCCTTCCGGGACAGCGGTTACTAACGGAACTTCTGCAAATCTGGACATTGCTACCAAAATCACCACTACTTATGCCTGGGTAACTTTTACTTTCGCTACCCAACCCACCCTGACGGCCGGAACGCAATATCATCTTGTTTTTCAAGGAGACAACACCATAAACGGGACTGCTTATGTCCAGTGGGGTGCTGATGACTATGATGTAGTTTATCCCGATGGCAGTATGAGCGCCTATGATGCTACAACCTGGGGAGCAAACGGGACTCACGATGCTATCTTTGAGATTTATATAACAGGTGGGGCAAAAGGAAACGACGGATATGCCTTGTTTGACTTCTCATCCAAGAATATGGTTTTGGGAATTTGGGGTTCAAATATCTACAAGATGGATAAAGGTTCTACAGGAACTCCTGACGGAACCTGGGATGCACTTTTGAGTGCCAGTGTCGAAGTTGACTATATGGAGTATGCCACGGATGCGGCGGCGCAGGCGGCGTATGTAAGTAGCGATACCTCTCCTGTATATGGCCCCGATATATTAACTGGCGGCACTCCTACCGCAGAAAGTAGCCATCCTTCTTTTCCACCTTCAAATGCTTGTGATGATAATGAAGCATCGTATTGGCAATCGGAATATCTAAATCCTGCACCTGATTGGTGGAAATATGACCTTGGGGCAGGTATAACAAAGATACCCAGAAAATTAAGAATAAAGTCTCACGCCACGATAGGCATTAAGGATTTTATTTTTCAAGGTTCAAATAATGACAGCGACTGGACAAATTTATATAATGGAACTTCCGCAGCAACATCTGATTGGCAGGAATTTACTTTCTCTAATTCCACACCTTACCGATATCTTAGGCTTTATATTACAAGTTTTTATGACCCAAACAATGCTGTTATATACGAGATAGAAGTTTTGGAGATAAAAGGTGTATCTTTACAAAGTTACTCCGAATCTACTATCAAAACTCAAGGGTCTTATTCTTTAAAAGGCATTGCCTTGGCGACCTCTTCGCTCAACGATACCCTTACGCGCACAATCGGCTCCCCGATAGATTTAAGCAATCAAGATACTTTAAAATTCAGCATCTATTCATCCCGCACGGGAAGTAATATAAAAATCGGCATACACGATTCAGGGGGAACGACTACCGAGATAACACCAAACATAACCACGGCGAGTGTGTGGCAAACAGTCGTATGGGATATTTCATCGGTGGCAAATGTGAATAAGGATGCGATAGACAGAATAATTATCACGATTGTCAATGCCGATGCTGATAATACTTTTTATATAGACAATTTTTACGCTGCCTCAAACCTCACCTCAAGCCGCTTCTGGACTTTTGGGGACTGGCAATCCGGCAGGGCGTTAATAAATACCGACATCGGACTTTACACATATACGGGTTCAGGGGATGCTTCGTTAGTAACCGCTGCCCCCAGAGGAAAGTTTCTTGCCATTTGGAAAAATTATGCCTTTATCTTCGGCATAAGGGGTTCGCCTAACAACGGACAATATTCTACCCTATCGGATTATAGCAGTTGGCCCGCGGGAAATACTTTTTCTAATGCCTTTAACACAAATGACGGAGATGTGATAACCGGCGTAAGAATGCTTAAAGGCCGTCTCTATGTCTTTAAGCGTTACTCGATTCACAGGATTACTTATCTTGGCTCAAACCCGACCTTTCAAGTTGACCAGGTTGCGGGCATAGGTTGTCCGTGCCATTTCACGATAAAAGAAGTGGATATGGGGGGAGATATAGGTTCAGTTTTGATATTCCTTACTACCGATAAAAAGTTGGCTATTTTTGACGGATATAACATTCAGATTATAAACGATAGTCTTACCGAGGAAACCAACGACTTGTTCGCAACAGCAGACGACCAACCATTATCTTTCTCGGATATGAATTTTGCCTATATAGACTTGTTTCACGCAGTAGTCAAGACTGACACCCACGAATATATCCTGTATTGCGTTTTGGGGACAGATACAGTTGTAAATTATGGTTTTGTCTTTGACTACAAGACGGGTGGGGTTTATCCGTATGACGGTCAGATTTTCGCAAGCTCCTGTTACGCTATGTCCACCGATAAAATCAAAAAATTATACTGTTCTGGATATACGGGATATACCTGGTTACAGGAAAGCGGTAACTCCGATGATGGCTCAGCGATAAATGCCTATTGGGTATCAGGAAAAATCAGGCCGCAGGCAGTGAGTTTATTAAACAAACTACTACAATTATTCATTCATTATAAAGAAGTTACCTCTGTCTCAATTTTAAATGCAAACTTTCAATTCCGGCTTGACTGGAATGTGTCCTGGTCAACAGCCCAGACATTCAGTTTTAACCATAACGACGAACTTGCTTTTGGCAAGTCCTACGGATTTGACATAGGGACGATTGAAAATATGTTCCAGGTAAAAATAAAAGACAATTCAAGCAACCCAGCACCGACGATTTATGGGATAGACCTCTATGGAGAACCCATTGGCGTAAGTATCAATGACAGGGCAACAGCATAAGGAGAACTCTTGAAGGTAGAAGATTATGAATTTTCAAAAGAACTTCGCAAAGATGTCGGCTTTATAAACTTTGTCAATGACATCCGCAATATCCTGAATTTAGGCCGGTATCAAATGCGGATAGTGAGTTCTGTTCCTACCCATACAGGTGAGTCAGGAGAGCATTTTCTTTTTATATCAGGGACTTCAAGAAGATTCTACTTTTGGGATGATACAAACTCGACCTGGCAATTCGTGGAATGGAATCAAGCAACGATTGGACAGGCAACTATCGCTACCACAGTCCAACTCACGGAACAAACCGCCAGTATCAGTAAGACTACTTTATGGACACCACCGGAATCAGGTTTATACAGGGCCTCTGTATATCACGTCTGCACAACCGCTGGAACAGGGGGAACGCTCGATACCGATATTTACTGGACTGATGATGCACAAGCCCAACAGGTAAAGCCAGCTGCACAGATAAATTTGAATGGAAAAGGCAATGCCGCCACGGGAATGTCTTTTATTAGAACAACCGCGGCAGCCATAAGCTACTCTACGACAGTTGGGGGGGCAACCGGAAGTCCGAAATATGGAATTTTTGTTCTATTAGAACGACTTTCGTGAAATATAAATTAAATGTTAAGGCGCAGAAGGGCATAAATACTGATTGCAATTCAAGTCCTCAACAGAGCTTAGGGAAGGAAAATTAAAGTAGTAAAAACATAGATAGAATGAACGCAATTTTAGAAAACAAAACATATTATGAGCAGATGTTAAAAAAGGACAGGGCATTCCCATTTCTTTTAAAGAATAAACAGACAATAGGTTGCCTCATTACTTTTTATATCTGTCATAAAGAAAATCTGGACAAATATATCCAGGGCAACCCCTGGGAAGTCTTGAGCGATGACAAAGACGGTGATACCTGTTATGCTGCGCAACTTTTGACTGACAACGAAACATTCAAGGAGTTAGGAAATCCAAGAATAGCGTTTGAGGTATGGCATAAGTTTAAACTTCATATTCTGCATAATTACAAAAATGTAAAGTGCATTTATTGGCTTAGATTTAATAAAGATAAAAACGAATTGGAAACACGGATTAAGAAAATAAGGGAGGAATAAAATGGAAAAGGAAATTTATACGATAGCAGTTCTCGATGATAAAGATTACGACAGCCTGCATAAGCAGTTTCCGTATATTACGGAAGAAAAACTAAAGGACTCGCTGGGTTTTGCCGACAAAGAAAAAAGAGAGGCATATGTCCGCAGAACGGTAGTCAAGGAAATGGATGCTGCGACAATGCAACACGAACTCCAGGAACTCTTAGCCAAGAACTCCGGACACGAAGATGAAAACGGTATTCGGTGGAAGGGAGGAGTGGGGGGAATTTTTGAGAAAATCGCACCCGTGGTTGTTCCGGTTTTAGGCACCCTGCTTGGTGGTGTAGGGGGAGCAACATTAGGGCCAATATTAGGATCCACTGCACAGGTTGGTTCTACGGTGGGCGGCGCATTAGGCGGTGCGGGAGCGAGTGCTGCGCAACAAGCAGCCAGTGGACAAAGGGTTGAACCATTACCTACTATTTTATCAGGGGTAGGTGGCGCATTAGGCGGTGCGGGTATGGCTCCTGGAATTCAGGCTGCAAAGACAGTTCCTACTACATCTGGATTTTTAGGACAACTACAAAGTGGTGTTCAATCTGCTTTAGGTATGACTACTAAAGCCGCAACAGAAGCAGCTAAAATAGGATTACCATCAGCAATTGGGCAAGGTTTAGCTCCTTCTGCTGCCCAAACATATGCTTCTGGAATTGGTGTTTTGGCTCAACCTGCTCTTGCTAAATCTATAAGTACGAGACAACCCTTAGCAATGGGTAATACAAATGTTTCTCCTATGCAAACAAATGTTAAAGCAGGGGTGGGGGGAGGTATAGAAAAAACAGGAGAGAAAAATTTATTCCAAAAACTTACTTCACCTGAAAATATCCTTGGAACAGGGTTAGTGGGAGCATCTATGTTGCCTAAAACCCCCACCTTTCAAATGCCTTCGAGTATAGAAGACATTAGGAGAAAATTATTAAGTGGACAGGGATTAACTCCATTAGGTCAGCAGGCCCAAGCAGAGTTACAGACAATCTTAAAAACTCCCGCAAGCGAGCTTTATCCGACCGCAAATGACGAATATTATAATGCGGCTCTGCGCAGGACAAGAGAGAATTATACAGAGGCACAGAAGCAGTTAGACGCTGCTTATAATTTAGCGGGTGTTTACGGAACCGGTGAGCATTTAGCGGCTAAAGCTAAACTACAAGAAGAACTCGCCAGAACCGAAAGTGCATTAGCTTCTGAAACCGAACAAAGGAGATTTGAATTAGCGCGGACAGAAAAATATAATGCCATTCAACAGGCATTAGGAGTTGATGCGGCAACGATGGATGATTTGGTGGGCCTTACTGGATTGGATGTCCAAACGGCAGCAATGATTTATGGGGCGAATGTGCAAGATGTTCAGCAAATCCGCCAGGCATTGGGAACCTTGGGGACTGAACTTTTAATCAGGGGAACCCAAAAGCCAGGGGTTTTTACTGGCACGGGCGGTATAAATATAAACTTGGGAAGATAGAATTAATTGCTCTTTGAAAATTATTTAATTAATTTCAATTAATTCTTTTCTAATATCTTTTGGAACTTGATTAAATGTCCAAATTTTCAAAGTCGGTTGATTTTGATTTAAGGATAACTTTTGAGAAAGATTGACGGTAATATCATCAGTAGGCAATTTCCACATTTTACCTGTTATGGGGTCAACGATTAATACACCGATAAGCCCACCAAAAAGAATATTACCCCAATACCAACCACTCAAAGTTGCCTTTACTGTTACATATTGTTCTGCATATCCCGACTTTGAAAAAGTAATGTGATAGGATTTTGCGTGAAAATAAGGTTCACCTGCGGTTAATGTAATGGTTGCTGGGGTTGTTCCTGAAAACATTTTTTTTCCTTTTTCATCTTGAATTACAATATTTGCTTCTTCTGGATTACTATTAATTGTTAAGGGAAATAGATTTTTACCAACAATACTGGCGCATCCAGTTAAGAACAATACCAAGAATAACGGAATTGAAACCATTAATTTTATTTTCATATTATTCTCCTTTTTTTAAGAGAATTATAAGCATAAATTTTACAAAAGTCAATAAAAAAATAGAGGTGTGAAATGGCTGATTGGAGAGGAGCTGCGGCAAATCTGGTAAGCGGGTATCAAATAGGGCGTGATGCCGGCGGTGGCCGATTGTCGCAATTAGGTTCAATTATCAAAGGTGTGGCTGATAGGTTGCGTTCGCAGAGAGAACAAGGGGAGCAATTAGGTGTATTGGGTCAAGTCCAGCAAATCAAGAATATGTATCCCTCAGATTTGGAGAAAGCACAGGCCAAGTTTTATGAGAGTGCAGCCAATCAAATGGGAACAGGAGGTGGGGGCATAGTATATAGAAACGCAACCACAGGAGAAGAAGTAGCCCCAGAGATAGCCATTCCTGATATAAATGCGGGAAACATAGAGAAATACATCATCTCTAAAAAGAATATCACAAGAAGCGGAATAACAGAAAATCCACTTATCAAACCGGAGGATTTAACACAAGAGGAAAAAAATTATGTCATTACCTCCAAACGATTACAGACTCGGCTTGACAATCTGTTGACTGATGTATTGCCGAAATTCAAAGAAGGCAAATTTGGGAACTGGCAGTCATTCCAAGCCCAATCTATGCCTTATCTGGCTATCCAAGACCAAGGTGTTCAGGATTTTAAAAGCAATCTTGTGGCACTAAAGGCCGATATTCCCTTTTTAAGAGGTGGTAAACAATTAACCTCAACCGAAGCCAAGAGAGTTGACATTCTTCTTAACCCATTGGGAAAATCCGAAGAAACTTATCGCAGAGACATAGAAACATTCAAAAAAGAATTTATGGCCGGTGAGCAACTTATGCGTAAAGGTATAAAGGCGCTAAATGTAGGCTCTACTTCAACTTCTTCAAACCAAAGAGTCAATGTCATATCTCCCGATGGAACAGAGGGGGATATACCGATAGAACAATTAAATCAAGCATTGGCGGAAGGTTATAGGAGAAAATTATAATGACTGATATAGATTTTAGACCAACTTCATCAAAAAATATCACAATAGATTTCAAACCTAAAGCCAAAGGAATAATAACGGATATCCCTTTCAATACCGAACTTCGCACGGCCAAGTCTCCCTTAAATCTAAAACCGATGACTGCTGAAGAACAGGCCCAGGCCCAAAATATCGGTGCTATATCGAGAATTTCAGGAATGAGATTATCGGATGTGGCAAGGCAATATGAAGGCAAGACTCCCGAAACCGGATTAAGGCGCACTTTTGATATTGGTATGTATAGAGAACCTACCACCAAACAGTTAGTGCAGGGGATAACCCATCCTTTTATCCAGAGTTCAATTATCGCAGGTATGGCTACTTCACCGCTTGCTACCCTAAAAGGATTGGCTATGGGGTATCCGGTTTTTAAAGCATCGGATATAGCCGCCCAAAAAATAGAAGAGGCATTGCCGCAAAAAACACCAAGAGAATTAAAAGAATTGATAGGTGTGGGAGGTTATCTTGGAGGATTAAGTGCGGGAGGGTTAATTCTGAATAAAGCCCAAACCGCAATCAAACCTTTGGAGAATAGAATAAATGGGATTATAGATACCGCCATTAGTAAAGCAATCCGGCCTTCTGTAATGGGTAAAAAGACATTCGGGCAAATGCAAGGTTATTATACAAATGCAAGAGAAGCGGTAAAGACTGTTTATAAAAATAAAGATAATCTCGGACTTACTGATGAATATAACCAACCTACCAAAAAGCTCCCTGAAAATTTAAATGAATTTTCCCAAGCAATACAAAACACTAAAGAGAATATTTTTAAGCAATACGATACTTTGCAACAACAAGCAGGCAAAGAGGGCGTGAAGATAAACCTATCTCCCATTGCCGATGAAGTGATGAGGGGAGTAAATAATAAGGCCCTTAAAAACCTTTATCCTGAAATCGTTGATTATGCCCAGACACGCGTTCAACAACTTAAAAAAGCTCAAAATTTTACTCCCGAACAAACTCAAAATGCCATTAAATTGCTTAATAACAGTCTCCAGTCTTATTATAAGAACCCTACATTTGACACCGCTCAAAAGGCAGTGATAGATGCCGCCATTGTAAATAATTTGAGGCAATCTTTAGATAAATCAATTCTTGAGATGCCTGAAAGACTGCCAAGTGAATCAATGGGGAATAAATATTCCTATCAACAGCTTAAAAACAAATATAGCGCCTTAAAAACAATAGAGCAAGATGTAAACCGTAGGGCAATCGTAGATGCTCGGAAGAATGTTAAGGGATTTTTTGATTTGACGGATATATTCTCAAGTGGCCAGATTGCAAGAGGACTTTTATCTTTAGACCCTGGCTTAATCGCTTCGGGTATTGTGCAAAAAGCGGCTTTAAATATATTTCAACGTAGGAATAACCCTAATTTGATAATAAAGGGGATGTTCAGGAATATTGACAAGGCAAACAAACAGCCCATCAGTCTCTTGAAAGGAAAATATAAAAAATGATTAAAAACCCCGTTTCTGAAATCGCAAGGCTGGAAAATATCATCGTTGCCAATAAAGAAAAGGTAAACAGAACTGATGTAGAAATCGCTAATTTTAAAAAATCCTTGTCCGATGTTAATGCTGTGATTGGAGATTTAAAAAATAGAATAGAGATTTTAGAAAAGAAAAATTCATAAAATGTCTTTTGATGTTAGGTTAACAATCATAGATCAACATATTGGTTATGATAAGGTGGATAGGAGGTAAACTCCAAGCCCAACTTACTTCACCCGAAAGACTATCAAGAGTGGTTTCTAAAAAATATTAAAAGCGAGGAAATTAGCAAAATAGGAGTATCTATGTATGAGGGTCCAGAACGCAGACAGGATTACGGAAAGATAGCGGTTCTTGAAGAAAGAGTTAATAATTGGATGAACACCACGACTGATTATCGTAGAAGCCTATGCGAGAAGATAGACGAGCTAAGGGCTGGACAGAAAGAAATGAATATCGCATTGGGGAGGCTTCCCTGCGGAGAAAGAAAAGGCTGGTATAATTCAACAAATCGTCAAATTGCTTTTATGTGGGTGATGATAATGCTACTTACTACAACCGGTGTTGGACTAGGAAAAATGGTTATGGAGCTTAATTCTAAGGTTGAGAAAGTATCGCAAAAACAGCAGAATGTCCAGCTAGATCGAACTGTGGTTAAATGAAGCTTTTTTCTTTAACCATTGTTTGTGTTTTACATATTTCTAAAATTTTGTCAACAAAATGATTAACTTCTTTTGGCTTTTCTTCGCACACGCAATAGGGGAATTTCAGACCGATTTTGTCGGCTCACAGAAGCATAAGTATCCTATGGTTTTGGCCTGGCACTGTATCTGGTGGACAGGATGTATTGTATGGATAACCTCCGAGAAAATAGGGCTTTCTTTTCCGCTATGGAAGATCATCTTCTTATCCTCCGGGCATGCTATCTGTGATTTTATCAGTGCGGGGAAATTCAGGGATAAAGGAGTAAGTTTCAATGTCGTTAATACCCTTGACCAGCTCTGGCATTTGATACAGCTCTTAATCGTATATCTCTTATGAACGAAGAATTGATCTGTCCTAAGTGTAAGCGGACACTAAAAAAGAAATCCGGCCTTGCGGAACTTTCTTATAGGTGCGAATGCGGAGCGGATCTCATCAAGTGCTTCAGGGGTTTGGTTGATAGAAAGGAATTTTATGACCAAGCGAGAGAATTCAACGGATAAGAAGAAGCGGGGAAACCGTCTCTGTATTTACTGTCATATCCACACGGTACAGAAAAAAGGTAAATACGGCTGGATATGCACTTTCTGCGGGGGTCCACAACCGAATTAAATATGAATGACTTTGTTTTGAGTATACCGAAAATGGGTTATTTCATCCTCTTTAAGCACAAAGGGGACTTTATTAGCCGTCAGATAGAGAAAGAGCAGAGGAATAGGGGTTTTAAGCCGGAGGAAGCCTGTTTTACGCATGTTGGGGTATCCGGTGGGGGTCAATGGATGGTCCAGGTTTCCGCGCCTAACATAAAGGTTGTGGACATCACAGAATGCTTTAATGGCAGGTATGTCAGGATAGTCCGGTATAAATCCCCTGACTACGAAGGCCGCAAAGGGGCAAAAGTGGCATTTTGGGCGGCCTCCAAGTGTAATTTAAGGTATGACTGGTTCGGGGTCTTGAGATTTAAGATCAAGCTACTCATACAATGGCAAAGTCGTCAGTTCTGTTCAGAGAACTCTGCCTGGGCTTTACAGAAAGAATACGGTCAAGTGGCTTTATACCCCAAAAGACCTTACGACTGTATGCCCGCGGACTTCACAAACCCTGACTTTTTTGAGACAGTCTGGGAAGGTGCGATAACATAAGGAGGAAAAATGAAGAAATTTTTAGGTTTTCTGTTGAATTATCTGTCTAAGCCAGTCTTGGCAGAGTTAATAAAATCTCAAATTCCCAAGCTCACGGATGAGCAGAAAGAGGAGATTTTAAATGTTACCAAAGAATTGCTTACGGCCGCTGCCGCCGGAGCTGTCCAGGGCGCAGCAAGTAAGTAATTTTTTACGCACAATAATCACCGGGGCTCTTTTGGCAATGTTTATGCTTCCCTTTGTTCCTTTTTACTGGTTATTATGGAAAGGGGAAGACTAGGAGGTTCTTACGGTCTATAAAGGTAACATAGGCATAATAGGGGACACTCACGAACCTTTCTGCAGGCCAGATTACCTAAACTTCTGCGTTGAGATTTTTGACCGCTGTAAATGTAAGATCATTGTCCATATAGGCGACCTGGTGGACAACCACGCTATTTCCTACCACGAACACGACCCTGATGGGAAAAGCCCGGAAGATGAGGCAAAAGAGGCAGACTTAAGGCTAAAGCGCTGGTTTGGGGCTTTTCCGGAGGTCTTTTTATGCCTAGGTAACCACGACAGGCTTGTCCAAAGGAAAGCCAGGACAAATGGACTTCCTTCCCGTGCAATAAAGACTTTTAGGGAAATGTGGAAGTTTCCCCTTGGCTGGCAGGAGGACTTTTCCTGGGAGTTCTACGGGGTAAGGTTTATGCACGGAACGGGGATAAGCGGGGAAAGGGCGCATATCAAGGCTGCCGAGCAAAACAGGCAACCTACCGTAATAGGCCATACACATCATACCTTGGCGGGAAATTATCTTGTAAGTGAAAGGGACCGCATATTTGGAATGAATGTCGGCTGTGGAATAGACCGGAAGACTTATGCTTTTGAATATGGCCGTGATCTGCTTAAAAAACCAGCCTTAGGGTGTGGTGTGATTACTGATAAAGGCAGGTATTGGCAGGTTTTCGCTATGGACTTATGAAGGACTACGATGCTATCACGATCACTAAGAAAGTAGGCTGCGGGAAAATCTACATTATATTTAACGAGAATGATGGGGCTTTTGATAATATCATCATAAAGGGAAGCAATGCTAAGGAGGCCACCTGCGGGGAAGTCTGGATGAACGCTATGGCCAAACTTCTGACTTATGCCCTCCGCAGGTCAGTCTGGGAAGGAACAACTAAAAGAGCAATAATTAAGCAGTTGTTAAACCATAAATGCTATTCAATACCGAATGAAGATAAGACTACCTCCTGCGTGGATGCTATCGGTAAAGCTGTTCTTGAGTATATAAAATCAAGAGGGCTGAATGAAGAAGAAAAAGAAGCTCAAGAAAAAAGCAAGTAAACTCTTTATTCCAATATCTAAGTCTTATAGATCGGGAACAACGGGCCACTGGTAAAATGCACCTAAATTCCGAAGGCGAAGTCTATAAACACTGCTGTGAACGCTGGTCAGACCCCTATAAAGAGCTCTGGATACCTCGCGATGACGGCAGGATAGATATAGTTTGTATTAACCACCCAGAAGTACATCTAGGCTATGCCGATGACTTGTAGAGAATGTTCCCATAGAAAAGAAAACGATGCTATCCGTGAAATGAATGACGGAGTGAGTTGGTATTGTACCCTCAAACATTCTGAATGTGAAGATATAGTCTGTTTACTCCGCATGACTATCTGGCAGTTATATCACCTTGAGGAATTGCTAGAAAAATAATCCCGTTAGATTTCCTCCGTCCTTACGTCTATTAAGGTATGAAGAACAAACTAATACACTACTATATAGAGTTATTCAACGAGAATAAGGAAGTCCCGAAAAGGCTTATTAGGCGGGTGAGGGGTCTTGTGCGCCCAAAGAAAGAAAGCCGATAAGTACTATCAGGAATAGCATCAACCCCCATTTGTCTGCTATTTGTCGGACACGAAAGTTATTGACAAGTCTGCTCTCCTTTTATAAAATCTAAGATAAGCCACGGATAGGATGGCTGGCTAGATTAAGGAAATAAAAAAAGCTTGACAATGTGTCGTCAGTATGGTATATATAGCCCTATCAGCATAAGAGGGAAGGTTTATGGCTAATAAGACGCAGCGGGAATATATACCGGAACTAAAGAAGTTTGTTGATGCCAAGGGCAGGGAATACATAAATCTGATCGCCCATAAGATGAAAACTTCTGAAAGAACAGTCTTACGGTGGTATAAGCAGGAAACCCGCCCAAGCAATGCGGAGAGGATGTTGCTTTTGAGGATTATGCAGGGTTATAACAAGTAAGGCCACGAGAAAGGAAAATAATGGAGCGCCAAAGTGTTTTGGTTAACGGAAAGATACGCAGGACCCATAGGAAATTTGGCAATGAGTATGTTCCGATAACAATTGATGTGAGAGTTAACGAGGCAGATTTCCTTGACAAAAAATGCGACTTTTTCGGCAAGACAAGAAGTGATATAATTAGAGATCTTATTTACGAGTTTAACCATACACTCGGTTATCCCGAAGAAAACAGGGTAAAAGACCCCGGTAGTTTATATGAACACCGGGCACGAAAGCATATTAAAGAGGCAGTTAAGCAAACAATGAAAAGGATGTTCCCGTGGGCAATGTCAGAGAATTAGAGTATTTAAGGCAATTACACATAAAATACGCCCATTATTTTAAGCAGTATTTCGGCTTTTCCGAAAAAGAAATAGCTGATTATATGGGTATAAGAAAGAGTAAATTAAGCAATTTGATTGCTGATAGGATAAAACTATCCCTGGAATTAGAATATAAATTGAGGGAGGCATTTGAGCATTTTGACATCGTAAATAAGACAAAAGACTTTAAGGAAACAGAGGACCAGAAATCAACCCGCGCGTTGTGGCAAAAATTAAAGCTTGACAATCGGGTTTTTTCTGCTATAATTATACTCACTATGGCAAACGCCATTTTTTTAAAACCTATTAACAGGAACTTCCTACAATATACATGTTATCTCTCCGTCGGAAATAAGAAAATAGTCAATTTTTTTAAAGCGAAACTTGAGTTTTATTTGAGTTTCGCTTTTTCTTTTTTTAAGCAGAAATTAAACCAAATCATACTAAAGCCTAACCAATCATTAGGCTTTTTTTATTATTGTTCATAATGCAGGATATTTAAGCTATGGAAAGACCTGGCAAGAAGAATAAAATTAAAAACGAAAGCCCCCGAGAAATCCGAAAGCATAAAAATATGCAATCGGGTTTTTTTATGCCTTGCCAGGCCGGGGGTTAATTTTAAGGAGGCAGTTAAATGTGTGAATTAAAAAGCTGGATAGAAAAAGACGGCAAAGTTTTGCATCTTACCGACATTGATTTAAGGGATAAGACTATCAAGGAAAGATTAAAGGGTTGTGCACCCGAAGATTTAATCGGCCACGGAGCAATCAGGAAAGCGTTTAATATCGAAGGTGGCGAACAAAAAGAAGTCAAGGAATTCTGGACACTATCCTTATTCCCCAAAAAAATCCAATCTACTTTGCGAGATTTTGACCGATATTATTCCTGGATGTTTAGCCATTGTTTATCCAACTATGACCTGTTCTACATCCTTGAATACTGCCCGGATGAG